ATTATCTTTTTTTTGTAAAAGCATTTCAATTTTTTTTTCTTATATTCGTTTTTAAAATTGCTTTACTACACTACACTACTTAAACACTTTCTTTTTTTATAGAATAATGACTAACGCGCGCATCATTAATAATATTAAATATATTCAATTATCTAATGACAATCATCTTAAAAATAAATCTTTAGAAGATAATGTATACTTTACTTTGAGAGATATATTCTATAATATTTCTGGATTTGACTATTGTATGGAAGCAAATTTTTTTAACAGTAAACTCACGAATGATGTTTTTTACGAAGACAGAACCTCAAGCTTTACATATACAAATATTCTTAATGATAAAACGTATATTCGTCAATTAAGTGAATGGCTAATGTATATTCATCCAGATGATTTTATTTTTGAACAAGTAAATAATGATGACAATATACAAGATAATGAAATATCTAATACAACAAAATTTATGAAGTTTAATGATTGGTGGATACAATTCGAAGAATTAAGAATTTTCATAAGTAATCATTTGAAATATTAAAAAATGTAAAATATAATTCATATTTTACATTTTTTACATTAGCTTTATTTTATTTAAGATATTTTTCTAAGTATAAACTATAAATGCTGTTATATTAATTTATTTAAGACCCCCAGTTAAAATCTTGGTCATATATAGTTCTTCTAGGCAAATGTTTTTTTGGTATTAATGCTGCATCTTCATTTATTTTTATATCATTATTCTTTACTAATTCTATTGTATTTATTATTTTGGTAGTATTAATTTTATTTATACTTGAAAATGAATTATTTTGTATTGGTGATTGCGTTATAATAAGTTCATTATTAATTTCAACTAATTTGTCATTGGTTACATTTACATTTTTTAATTCATCTACCATATTCTTATCCTTTTTTCTTTGTATTGGTTTCTTATATTGATAAATATCCAATATTTTTTCAACCACTACACTTCTCTCTATATCTGACTTTTCTAGTTCTACTACTGTAATACAAGAAGTATCGCTATTATTAGAATTATTATTTATATAATTACTATGTTTCTTTATAAAATCATAAAGACCATTATTTTTTAAACGATCTGTTTGTTTTAAATCTCCTGTAATCACCATTTTACTATTATACCCTATTCTAGTTGTTAACATCATCATTTGATTTGGAGAACTGTTTTGCATTTCATCTGCAATTATAAAACAATTTTTAAAAGTTCTTCCACGCATAAATGCTAATGGTGCAATTTCTATCATATTTGTATTAATCATTTTATCAATATCACTTTGTGTATAATGTTCTAGAAAAATATCAAATATAGGTTTAGTCCAAGGATCCATTTTTTTAACAATATTTCCAGGCAAGAAACCAATTTCTTCTTCTACAGATACTACCGGTCTAGTTAATACTATTTTTTGAATATTTCCTTTTTTTAATGACTGAATAGCAGTTAAACACGCAAATAAAGTTTTTCCAGTTCCAGCAGGACCTATTACAAAAACCATTTTTTTACTATAATCATTTAATGAATTCACATATTGTTCTTGGTTAAAAGATTTGGGTTTATATGGAAATGATAATTGTTTCAAACTAATATCTCTCTTCATATGGATATATGACTGTTTTGAATAAGATGTTATAAATGGTTTGTGAATGAACAAAGAACAAATGCTTGCGAATTTTATTATCTTCATCATTCTAAAACAATAAAGAAATATATATTTATACCTATATTTTTTAATTAATATAATTCAATATTTATAGTAATTATGAAATTCAAATATTATTTAAAATAACATAAATAGATATATTCATATTAATAATAATTAATGGCAGGAGATGAGTATACATTATATTTATGTGATTATACCAAAAAAAAGCTTGAAATTTCTTATTTAGGTAAGTTACGTTATAATAGTATAAATAAATTTTCTTTTCAAAATTACAGGTTTAATGGAAGTAATTATAAATACGAAATAGAAGAACGAATGAGTGATGGTGATCTTTACAATGTATTTAACTTAGAAACTATTGAAGAAATACGTAATCTTTTATTAGATAAACCTTTATCAGAAAGTGAAAAAGAAGCATATGAAGATACAAAAGAAATAATGGATTGGATAGATTTTTTTTTAACAAAATATAATACTTATTTTTATTCAGAACATTTGGAAGAAGGTTCTCTTCATTTGCTTTTGTATACTGATGTAGACTAATTATTTTATAATATTAAATATACATTTATATTGTTTAATTATTTTACAATAAGAATTCGTTTCGTTTAAAATGTCTTCATCTATGTAGTCATTTAAATTTATAAAAACAAAATTTTCTTTTGTTAATAATGTTTCGGGTATTATTAAATTATCAAAATCACTAATTAAAATAAATTTAAAAAATAATTGGTTATTTATATTTTTAATATTATTATAAAATATATTTATTTGATTTTCGTCTATATCTGTTGAGTTTTTACAATATCTAATAAAATAAAGTTTTGACTGATTTTTAATTGTATTAATTAGTCTTTCATATCTTCTATTATATTTTTCGGTAGTTTCATTAATACTATTATCATTGATTTGTTCAATATCATGATGAGATGTTAAATGATGAAAATTTAAAAAATTAATACTTGTTTTATTTTGAAAGTTTGGATATTCATAATTTGTTTCATCAAACAATATTTGTTTTCCTTCTAAAACTTCATTAATGCTTTTCATACTTGTAACTAACCAATCAAAAAATTGATTTTTTTCATTTTCGCTATTTAATAAACTGTAACTTGTAATACTTTGTTTAATAGCACATGCATTGCCACCATAACTTGAAGATAAAGATATAAACATATATATATATAGTATAATAAAAAATATTCCTATATTTTACTTTTTAACGATATAATAAACACAGTGTTTAGAGTAAGACATTATTCTAAATGATAAAATATGTAAATATAGACTTATACAATAATCCATATTTTATGAATAAAAATATTTTATTATTATATGAATAAATCTCATAAAATAATAAATAAATCAAAAAAAAATAAAACACGAAAGAATTTAAAAGAAAAATCTTCTTTTCTCTCTTTATGTTTTCAATACTATCAAGAAAATATATTAAAAAATAATAGAAAAAAAATAATATTGAATAAAATGATTGAATCAGGACCTATCTTTATTATTGATTATCCAAACATTATTCATATTTTACACGAAAAATATAAAAATAAAAATAAAGTTATTTTCCATTTTTATTCTTTTGTTTATCACCAATTATATAAAAAAAATGCAAAAATAATTATTATATCTAAGTTAGTCCACATAGATAATATAGAATATTTAATTGATGACATATTTATTAAAGGTTATAAATTAACACATAAAAAGATTGATTCTTTTTATTTTACAAATGAGTCTATTATTATTTATCATTTAAATTATAAATACAAAGTATCTTCTAGTTATGATGATTTAATCGGTTATTTTATTTGTCTTGTTTTATTTGTTTATTTACAAAGATCTAATATAAATCCTCTTAAAAAATATACAAAATATATTCAAAAACTTAATATGATTACAAATGATACTCAGAATTTCAATAAAAATTTATTTGGATTAACATTAGAAGAACAAAAATATTTCTCTATAAAAGGAAATGAATTTACTATTAATACATTAAATAGTAACTATGAAATGATTTATGGTAAAATAGATCAAAAATTATTATATCATTTTTTTCATCATTATGTTATAAAAAAAGTAGATGATATTTATCATTTGGAATGTTACATATTAGGAATAATAAATAAATTGAAAACACAAGATAGTCCATTTGTAACATATTATAAATTTAAACAATTATATGAAAAAAACAAACATAGTTTATGTAAAAAAGAGAGAATAAATCAATATATTTATTTATATTCTTTCATTAAATTGGTTCAAATGCATATTTTTCAAGGAAATGTCTATGGTTCTATAGATAAAAATAGTATACTAAAAATATTTGGTTAATCTTACACCAATATAATATATTTATTGGTAAATATATACTTAAAAGATATAATAATATAATTATTAATATAAAATATAATATGATAGACATTGAAGTTTTAGAAAAAAATATACAAGAATTTGCAGTTAAATATAATTTTGTTCAACAAAAAGATGTTAATAAAATTGAAAGTTCTGAACCTTTTGAAAAACAAAATTATTATAATATACATCATAAAAAATTTATAAATATATACCAGTATTTTAATAACAAAATAGAAGTTGCAATTGGTATAATTAATATTGAAGTAGATGAAATAGATGAACAAGAATGGTTTTGTATAAATAATGATGACTATACCTTTATAATAAGTATAAATGATTTTACAAATATAGATGAATTAATGGCAGAAATAATAAATCAATGTAAAAAAAATAATTTAATACTATAATTTATTAACACTTTTGAAAAAATAAAATATAATATCAATATAATATGCGTACAAAAAAAAATATTATTTCATTAAAAAATAAAACAAGAAAAAATAGAAAAATAAATCCAAGTTTGAATGTTTTAAAAGTAGGATTTCATCTTTTTGGTGCAAAAGAATTTTCAGGGGATGAATTATTAGAATATAATAAAAAAGAAGAAGAAAGAACACACGATCCTTGTTTAATGCAAAATTCAAGTTGGTTTGGAAACTATGAAGTAGCTAAAAGTTATAAAACATCAAAAAATAACATTTATAGATGGAATGTAAAAGTGAAAACAAATTTAGTAAATACTAATGAAAAAAACGAAAAATTTTTTGAATTTATTTTTACAAAAACAAAAGTAAAACTAACACCAAGTTTAGAATTTACAAATGAAAAATTAAAAAAAATAAAATATGACCACCCATATTTACAAATGAGTAATAATGAAAAAGCATTTTATGAATTTAAATTTGCATTTGGATACATTACATTAAAAGAACAATTTGAATTTTTAAAATTTATTGAATATTTATTAGTAAATAAATGTATGAAAATTGAAAATAGAAGTAATAGTAATATTTTAACGAAACTGCGTGAAAAAATATATTATTACAATACCAATGTTTTTTTTAAACGAAAACTTAAATATAATCGTTTAAGTTTTTATTCTTTTGATAAATATGGTATAATGAATTTATGTAAAATATTAAAAAAAACGAATTATAATATTACAGGGGTTTATCAAAAAAATGATAATAGTTTTTGGTTTCCAGATTTTGTTGTTTATAAAATGAATATAACTGAATATATATTATTCAATCCATATCATAATTTAGAATATGATAAAAAAGTGGAATAATTTTTATTTTTTATTACACTACTAAAAAATAAAAATTGAAATGTTTTTTCTTGAAAAACTTATTATTATCAAGAAAGACATTTACGGGAAATAACTAAAGATAAAGATATGGAAAATAAAAAGAAAAAACTTGTTATAGTGGAAGAGTATAAAATAAAAGAAAATAAACAATATTTGCTTAATAATTATATGAATCTACTTAATATAAATTTTCAAAGATGTGTAAAAGGTTATCATTTAATAAACGCCTCCTCTATTAATGAAACTATGTGGGAAGATCTTAACACTCTTATATTTACTTCTTCAGGAATAGAAGTATTTTCAAAAAGTGACGGAAGTCACTTATCAGGTATGGATATAGATAGTTCAATAGGTAAAATAAGTAATAAATCTGCAAAATATACAAATAAAAAAAGTTTTGATATTAGTTCTTATAGATTAACGACGGTATGTAGTGAAAAAAAATGTGGTACATCTTTAGAAATCATAGAAGAAATAAATAAAAGAAAGAATTTTGATTATTACTCTTTTATTGTAAGGGATGAAATTACGGATAAAAATAATATTACATATGACTGGTACTTAATTCCAAGTAATAATAATTTATTAGATCCTTCTTCTTATGATTGGGTACCAATGTTTGGAAAAAGAGGTAAAAATAAAGATACGCAAATAGGTTGGAATACCAATGAAATAAATGGATGCAAAATGAGTGTTACTTTTAGTATGTCTTCACAATTATGGATTCATATTGGAATTACAGAAGAAATAAAAAAATATATTGTATCTACTTGTACTATTGTAAATAAACCTTCATTAAACTATATTCAATTATTAGATAAGCTGAACTAATCTTTCGTTTGCAATTGTAACATATTCCATATTAATTTCAAAACCTATATAATTTACACCATTTTTTTTAGCAGATACACATTCAGATCCTGAACCTGCAAAAGGTACTACTAATAAAGTATTTGTATCTTTATTTAAACAAGCTTTTATTAATATATCACATAATTGTAATGGTTTTTGAGTAGGATGATTTACACCTTCTTTTTTTCCAGCACCACCAGCTAAAGCGGCTATTTTAATAACATCTCTTGGTAAAGCTCCTCCTTCGTGAGCATTATAAACAGTTTCATTTTCTCCATTACTAAATCTTCCTTTTGTTGGTTTTCTAACTTTACCTGCTGCATTTTTTAAAAATTTATCTGTATATGGTTCTCTAACATCATCTCTATTAAATACTGGTTTGTTTTTATAACAACATAGAATACTTTCGTGTGTTCTCTGCCAAAATTGAAGTGATGGTGTTACTTTATTGGTATAATGCCATATTAACCATCTAACATTACACTGTAATCGTGTTCTAATAAATGCTAAATTTTCACTAAATCCATAAATATACATAGTTCCACAAGGTTTTAATATTCTCATACATTCTTTTATCCAGGTATCACACCATAATAAGTATTCATTCATACCTTGTTTATCGCTATCATTTCCAAAATCTTTTCCAATATTATAAGGTGGATCGCAAATAATAATATCTACAGATTCATCTTTTAATTTTTTCATACCTAATATACAATCTTCATTGTATATTTGGTTCATTTCTAATAAAGTATTCATTTTGTTATATTAATAACTATGTATTCTATTATTTAAATTCAATTTTTTATTAAATAACGTTACACATTTTGATATAAAATTAAATATAAGTAAACCCACTTTCTAAAATATCAATACCTACAATTAAATGATCAGGTGTTAATTTATATTTATTTACTTTTGTCACATTTAATTTCCAAAGTTTTCTATAATGAAAATACCACTCTGTAAATGTATAACGATATGTATATTCATCATGAATAGTTTCATAATCATAAGGATTATAATCTTCTTCATAACAATCTTGAATTAAATATTTCATATAATAGGCCATAGGATGAACCAACATTTTATAATATTAAAATAAATAAATATGAATATTTAAACTATTTTATTATTATAAAAATATAAATTGTTAGGATTTCAGTCTTTATTTTTGTATAAAAGTATATAATATTTCTTATGATAAAAACAAAAATATTCGTATTGTTTCTTTAAATTAAAAACTGAATAATATATTTAAATATTGCAAAAAAATGTTCCAAAAGTCAAAAAGGAAAAACGAAATCGGACATTTTTAATGTCTATTTTTGAAATAGTGAATCTTTTTTGGAACTTTAAAAAACGATGAAAAATGGTATTGCTAGATAATGCTTTGAAAAATATTTTTATATAAAAATATTATCGTAACACTATTTTTTATTAAATAAATATGTTAACTATTTAAATACTATTTTATTAGCCAATTATAACAATAAATGTTTAGTAAAAATAGTAATTTTTTTTTAAAGTGTGATAGTTGTAACTATATATGCTCTAAAAAACAACATTTTAATCAACATTGTTCAACCGATAAACATAAACGACTAATAATGGCTAATAAAAATAGTAACAAAAATAGTGAAAATATTAATGACGATAGTTACTATTGTATTTCGTGTGACTATAAATGCAGTAAAAAACATCATTATAATCAGCATTGTTTAACTACTAAACATTTACTTACTATTAATAGTGAAAAAATAGTAAAAAAAGTTAAAAATAGTTCACACCAGTTACCATCATATATATGCGATGACTGTAATAAACGTTACCTACATCTATCATCTTTATATAAGCATAAAAAGAAGTGTTTTAAAAATGAAAACATTATAGATTTGCTTCAAAAGAATCAGGAATTTTTAAAAGAAATAATTGCAGAACAAAATAAAAATATATCAGAAATAATTAAAAATCAGCAAGTGAGTACTAATACTACAAATAATATTATAACTACTAATAATAAAAATACATTTAACTTACAGATATTTTTAAATGAAAAATGTAAAGATGCAATGAATATTAATGAGTTTTTAGATTCTATTAAATATAAAGTAAGTGATATAGAGAACTTTGCAGATTACGGATACGTGGAAAGCATGAGCAAACTATTTATTAATAATTTGAAGTTACTTAGTATATATAAAAGACCAATTCATTGTAGTGATGTAAAGAGAGAAATATTATATATAAAAGATGCGGATGATAAATGGGAGAAAGATGAAAATAAAACAAAGATTATAAAAGCGATTAAAAAAGTAGATTTTAATAATATCAAAAACATTGAACAATGGAAAAAAATGAATCCTCATTTTCATGATATTGAAAACAAACAAAATGAAACTTATAATAAAATAATTATGGAAAGTATGAGTGGAGAAGATCCTTTATATGATAAAATTGTTACTAATATTAGTAAAAATGTTATTATTGACAAAACGTCATAATTTTCTTTAAGTTGTTTTTATATATTTTAATTTAAAACAACGCGTATTTTACACCTTTTTACATTTCAAATGCTGAACAATAATATAAATAGTAATATATAACATAAATAATGGTAAACGAAGAAGAAATTGAAATATTATTAAATATTTGCTATGGTGGTTGGAATATAAGTAAAAAAGCAATTGAGCTTTATAAATTAAGAGATCCTAGTTATAATATAACAGAAAATTATTTTGATTATTATTTTAATAGAAATGACCCTATTCTTGTTCAAATATATAAAGAATTAGGTAATGAATTTGATAATAAATATAGTAAAACAAAAATTAAAAAAATTCTAAAAAAATATGAAAACTATTATGATATTGATGAATACGATGGTAAAGAATGTGTAAGAATTAATTACACTAAATACAAATTGAATAATATATATAATAAAATTAAAGAAATATTACAAAGTAATAATAATGATAATACAAAAATAAATGAAATAGAAGAATTTATATCGGCGTTTGAAATGTAAAAAGGTGTAAATACCTAAGTAAATAGCAAAAATAATTTAAAAACAAAAGTATAAATATTTAAAATGGGAAATAATACACAATCTTCAAAAGGTAATGATTTTTTTACAGTTGTAGATGAAGAAATTATAGTAGATTTAAGAAATAATTATGATATTTTGTATGTTAAATATTTAGACCCTGATTTAGTCCATGCAAAAATGTACGATAGAACTGTATTCGTGTTACCTAGAAAAAAAGATATTGTGAATAATATGTTGGAATATTATTTAAATCATAAACAAAGTGAAATTTACAAAAAAACAGAATATTTATGTAACGAAAAAGAAAAAGTATGTATTTGTAATACTCATGCAGATGATTTCAGAAAAATTTATGATGGAGATTATTATAAACCTAACAAAAAATATATAAGTTGGTTTAAATTATAATTTTACACTTTTTATCATTTAAAAATACGCATTCCTCTAAAATGCTTATTATATTATAATAAAAATTATATATATTATTATAATATAATGGAGAATAATAAAATACTTGTAAATTCTGGTTTATCAGATAATATTAATATCCAAAATGCTTTTGCTGAATTAACAAATGATACTCATTCTGTAGAAAACTCACTATATTGGATAAATAAATATATAGAATATAGTAAAAGTAAAGACGATAAACTAATTAAAATTAAAAAATTATTAGAAATTTCACAAGCTAATATAGAAGAAGCATTTATAATGTTAGATAATATAGTATCAAAGTAATTATATTTTCAAATTTATCAATTATCGTTTAAAGTATGTAGTATTCTTTTTTTCGTAAAATTTACCTTCTTCACCACACATATGATTGAAACCTCTTGCAGTAGAACTGAAATAGTAACCAATAATATTAACCTTTTTACTTCCATCAACTAAATAATTATAATTAGATTCCTCTTTTGAAAATAAAGAACATTTACCAAACTTATTATCAGTAAAAAAGTCTTTTTTGAAAAACTTACAATCAATACATAATTTTTGTTTTGTTGAATTTGCAAAAAAAATTGATAAAAAAGCATAATAAAAAAATATAATATAATTCATTAAACTATAATAGATTTAAACATTTATATGGTTTTTGTTTTAAACAAAATAAAGAAATTCAATAAAATAGTATAATAAAATTAATTTATTTATTAATAATTTTATCTCTAATAATAATTATTCCAATACTAGTTATTCCTATCATAAAAGAAATTTTTAAGTGAACCCATAAATAGTATGATAATTTATTATATCTCTGTTTACAACATATATAATTATTTTTATAACCTATTTTATATTTGGTATCATTTATAATATTAGTTTCAGTAATATAAGGGCAAAATATTGTTCCATAAATTAATATTGAAGCGCCAATAATAGAAATGTCAGATAATTTATTAAATAATTTTATATAATAATTCATAATAATTTACTTGTCTTTATCTTTATTTAAATAAGTTATAAGTTATCATTAATTTGTTCAATTTTATAAAAAATAATATAAAATTGAATTTATCATTTTAAAGAATTAAAATGGCACATTGCAATTTCAGCTTCAATCCAAAATGGATTATCTAGAGATTTACGATTAGTAATTTTAAATCCATTATAATAGTAATATTTTTCAAATATTCGTAAATTTTCGTGAACATCTTTAATAATTTTACTTTTATTTTCTTTTTTTGCTATATTTTTAACAAAGTTAATTAAAGATTTTAATAAATCTTCAGACTTATATTCATCTAAAGGATTATCATATAAATTGAAATTTACTTTATTTTCAGAATCATTTATATATAAATAATCAATTTTGATATGTTTATCAAAAATAGTATAATCTAATGCAGCAATAAAATTTCTATGACAGTAGTGAAAATCGTTATACCAAATGTCAAATAAAGACTTTGTTCTCCATATTCTAATAGAATGTGAATCATTATCATTGCGAGTAATATGTTGAATTGCTATTCGGTCTTCATAAATACATTTACAATTATATAAGTTAGGATTATCATCATTTATTAATAATTCATTTAATGCGTTTAAATTTGGTAATAAAGTAATTTTATTATCTATCATAATAATTATTATTAATATATTATCGTAAATTTATCTTTATATATTAGTTTGTTTACAATGATAATGATAAATATTTATAATTTTTAGATATATATATATATATTATAGAATGAGAATGAAAACAAAAAAATCATTCAAACGATTTAGAATAAAAACTTCAAAAAGAAAGTATTTGAAAAAAAGAACAATAAAAAACAAAAAAGGTGGAGCAGCAGATGAACAAACCTTTAATACATTAAATGAATTGAATAATTATTTGAATAAAAATAGTTCATGGATTAGTAATGTAAATGTATTTACAAAAGAAGATTATTCTAATAATCAAAGATCTAAATATCAATTTGATAAAAAAAATTTATCAGGACTTTATGAGTTAGAAGGAGATATTAAAAATTATGTTTTTCATTTTTATTAAATATAAATAATTAAATACCAAATTCAGGAATACTATATACATCTTCTTTTTTTACATATTTTGCAATAATTTTAGGATCCATTTTATTAATAATAATATCTTCTGCTTGATAAACATTGTGGTTATTATCAATATAGTAAAGTATTCCTTGAATATCTTGAGCCCAAACCTCTTTTTTTTCTGTATTAGGTTTAGATTCTATAGAGGTTTCCATAATACCGTGCGGCGTGCCTTTTAAATGAGTACCACAATACTGATCAGTAGGTATTTTTTTTCTTCTAGTACACTGTTCATTGTTCGCTCGTTTTGCACAACAACGATCATAAAAAGGAACTACATTTTTAATACGTTTTCTTTTCATAAAGTCTTCTTTTGTTAAGAACAATTTTTCATAGTCATAAATGTATTGTATTAATTGATTCATTTGATCATTTTTCATTAATCCAATTTGACTAGCTTTTTCCTTGATATTGTCTTTAAAAGAAGTAACATAGGTATCAATCTTTTTGTTTAAGCGTTTTTCCATTATATTTAATTATACTTGAATATATGAAATAAATTTAAGTTCAATTTTTTATTTATATTAAAAAAGAATATAAATAAATCACTAGTATAATGGATCAAAATTATAATTCTGGATAACTAGTTGGAAGAATAATACTTGAAATAATGATAAAAACATAAAACATTAAATAAGTGCCATATACATCTTGTTTAATACCGTAAAATTGAAATATTTTTGTTAATGTATAGAAAAATAATACAGACAATCCAATAAATGTTATTGTGTTTTTCATAATGATTATTATATTATTATTATATTATTTTACTGGAATAATAAATGAATAAAAAATCAATATTCGTGAATTGATAAAGTTAATTGTTGGGGATATTCTTTTACTACCCATGTTGGAAAGGATGAATAAATATTTCCGTCATCTAACTCAATTTTTCCCAAGTAAACACTATCATAATTTTCACTCCATTTACCATCGCGATCAGAAATTCTCATAAGCTGTCTTAAATATTGGCTATCATTTGTTTTCAATAGTTCTTGAGTAGTCAAAGAAGAATCAAATTGATCATTTATATAATTCATAGGAACTTTCATTTCCCCTAAAAATAATGCATATCTAATTACATATTTATTATTTTTATTTTTAATAGCATTTTCATAGTTTGTAAAGTAAAAATAAGAGCCCATAATAGCTTCTATTTCAGTTTCTATTGTTTTTGAATTACCAAAAGTATAAACAAAATCCTTTTTTTTTGTTTCAACAGCTTTATAAGCAGATATAGGAATTTCAAAAGGTTTGTTTTCTTCATCTTTAACAAAAATAAATTCTGGATGATCCATAAAAAAAGAAAACATTTGATTAGAAACACGCATATTTGCTATTTTTCTATGATTTATAATTTCGTCTATTAATAAATAATAAAACATATGATTTGTTAAATCAATGCAAAGAATTTCGTAAAATAAATATAAATTATTATTTTTATGAAAATAACCTCTATATAAATAGTCACCTTTTTTACTAGTGAAAGAATCTAATATTTTTTCTGATTCTTTTAAAATATTGGAAGGATTATTGCAAATAATTTTCGGAAAATAAATAGTATTATTAATATTTTGTCCAATATATTGTAAAAATGGTGTTGAAGTATATTCTACATTCATATGAAATCCACATATATATATATTAATGTTCTCTCTTGAGTCTCCATTCAAGAAACAAAAATCATTGATTATTTCATCTTTATTTAATATTTCTAAAGCATTGTAACAGATGATTTTATCCTGTGTTTGTTTCTTAGGAAATAAAGAATCTTCTATATAATAAGGTATATCATTATTATCTGCCACATAATTAAAAATATTATCATCTGCCTTTTTATATTCTTCATTTTTCTCTCCATCTACATCTTCCTGTGTTATATTATATTTGTATTTATCTATAGAATAATGTATTTTTTTATTAAAACTTCCTGGAAACATCTTTAATATACTATATGTTATTTATTTATCTATTTTTCTCTTAATAACTTCTTTTACTTGTTCTTCCCGACTATCTAAAATATGTTTAGTTAAATCTTCTACAATTTCTGGTTGTGTTTTATAATAATTTTGTAATGCTTGAAGTAATGTTTTACTATTTAAAGGTTTCTTTGTAGTAGTTTTTTTATAAACTAAAGCACCTCCATTTATATCAAAACAATCAATAGTATTTTGTTTCATTACATTGACTAAATTTTGAGTAAGTATTTTTTTTTTATTATTTCTCTCTTTAATTTCAAATTTAAGTTTATTAATTTCAGTATCTATTTTTAACCATTCTTTTACATTATTTACTAATTCTTCTTTAGTTTCCATAATAATATTAATATATAAATAATATAGCGAATTTGTTTATATTATTTATTATTTACACATTTTTTACATTTAAAATAGAAAAACAAATATTATTATGCAATTTTGAATGTATAAAGGTGTAAATTAAATTATTACTATTACAATTTATTTTTTTATACGTGTACAAAAATAAAATTGATTTATAATTTATATAAGTACATTATACTATATTACAAATATATTTATGTCAAAATGCATCTCAATACTTTACACTATATTACTATCGTCGGCAATAAATACATAGGAAAGAAACAAATAATTAAAAATATTATATCTGGAAAACATTTACATCCATCTTTACCAAGAATTAATAAAGATACGCAATTAGTGAATTGTAACAATAAATTTTATGGTTACAAAATAAATCCTTTGGATATTTTTAAATCTATAAAAAATATCAAAAGATCTGCTTATATTGTAGTAGATACTACAAATATTCAATCTATTAATTCAATACCATTCTGGTATAATAAATTGCGTGTTAATAAAATGGAAACGGATAATATATTTATTATTCTTATTAAAAAAGATAATGAATGTATAACTAGTTTAAGCCTACATCATTATATTATACAATTTTGTACACTTAATAAAATCAAATTAATTAATATTAACTAAAATAAAATATAAATCGCCTTTGGGTTTATATTTTTTATTTATTTTTATTTAATATCTAGAAAAGTATAAAAATATTATTTGATAATAATGTTACCTAATACAATGTTTTCTTCTATTGCATTGTTTTTTATCTCTGGATCTTCTATTTCTACACTCATATTTATTGGTGTTTCTTTATTTTTATTTTGAATATTATAATGTCTTAAACATAACTTATCATTAAAGGCTTTTGCACAACAAGCATTACCTTTATTTTTGCCACTTTTAATGATAGCAAAGCATTTAATTATAGATTGTTTTTTTACTTGTTTTTCTAAGTCTTTTTTTTGTTTATTTAGTATCTTTTTATGTTTTTTATATGCTAAATTTTTATGTGCAATACAATATGTTTTTCCAGTTTCATATAAAATAGAAACATAAGTACAAGGACATTTAATATATTTAACATTAGAAATCAATTGATTATTTTCTTCATTAATATATTCGCCTTCTGGTTTATTTTTATCAAAATTATCATTAGGAACTTCATTATAATGGCAACTACCTCCGTGGTTATATTCATAGGAACTTATTTTAAGAGTTTCATCATAAAAATTAACTCCATGAACTTTTTCTACTCCTATATTTTCATAATATGGTAATAACTTATATTGTTTTTTTCTACAATATGGACATCTTATTTCTTTAGTATTTAAGGTTCCAATAGTAGACTCCATTAAATTAAATTTTTTTTTATGATTTAAAGTATCTTTAAAAATATCTATATAATTAAATTTATGATTACAATCTAATGTAACAAAATGTTCTCTTAATATTTCATTACTTATTAAACATATATTTTCTTCATTATAATTATTTATATCACATTTAGATATTTCACTATAAAAATCTATATTTGACTCTATATTATATTTTGGCATATTTTTTAATATGAAAAAAGTCTTTAATATATAATATCATTATAATTATAATATGTTACCAACACAATGGGGACCACCAATTTGGACATTATTTCATACTCTTCTTGCAAAAATAAACGAAACGTCCTATCATTCTATAGGACATCAATTATTTAGTTTTATAAAAACTATATGTAAATATTTACCTTGTCCGGATTGTTCTAATCATGCAACTCAATTTTTAAATAAAATAAATATGAATGCTATTAAATCAAAACAAGAATTGATAAATGTCATGTATGTATTTCATAATATTGTAAATAAAAGAAAAAAAAAACCACTATATCCATCAATTGAATTACAAAAATATAATAATAATGATTTAATTCAGACATACAATAATTTTGCAGGAGTTTATCAAACTACTGGAAATATGAAACTAATGACAGATTCTTTTCAAAGACAAATAATTTTAAACAATTTTAAAAAATGGTTTATTGGAAATTTAAATCATTTTGATAAATAATTTTATTTTTTAGTTTTTATGTATTTCCGATAAGTTCTCCATTTTTATATACAGAACATTTGAATGTTTGTTTAGCTGGTTTACTACATACAGTAGCAGTACTAGACATTTCATTGAAAAAAAGGTATTTACCGGATCCGCCTGAATACATTAAAGAAACGATAAGAGATCCAAGTGATAAACCAAATAGTAAATTTAAAAACACGTCACTAGCTTTATCAATACATTTTTTAAAGAACTTGATTCCAATATCCACCATTACATAGACAATTAATCCAACTAACACCCAATAATTAATAGAGTTATTCATAAACATTGGCATACATATATACATTATGGTAAATGCAAACACAAAAATACTAAATGTTGGATTTCCATATTGTGTATATTGTACTGAAGTGCAAATAGTATTATCACTTATAGCCGGTTCTCCTCCATTAGACTTATATACAAAGTTACGAATAATAGCAGCACATAAAAGATATCCTAAATAAATAAATCCTTTAAAATTTTGAAAAATAAAAGATAAAGAAACGATAGTTACTGCAAGTATTACCGGAGAGAAAAAAGAAAAAAATACAATTATATTTTGTGGTTGGAAAAATTTAAGTGGTGTAATGGAAGCACCACTACCACTATTTGAAGTATTATCATTTGATATTATATTATTCATATAATATCAATGTATATTATTATTTATTGACAAAAATTATTGGCAAAAAATATATAAGGATTAACTGGTAAATAATATTTTTATATAGTAAAAAACTAATTCTTTTCAAAAATCAATTCAAATACTTCTTGTACTTTACTTACTGGATAAAAATGAATATCTTTGATTAATTCTGATTCTTTATATTTTTCCATAAAATCATTAAATTCTTTTTTATTTTCAACTGGATATATAAATTTTTGTATTCCTGCTTTAATACCTCCTATAATTTTTAAATCAAGTCCACCGATTTCAGTTACACAACTATCCAAAGATATTTCACCAGTCAAAGCAAAAATATTTTTAATTTTAATGTTATTGAAAAGACTATATAAAACCGTAGTTATAGCAGTTCCTGCAGAAGGTCCGTCTTTAGGTACAGAACCTTCTGGACAATGAATATGAACACCATAATATTGTTTATTGTTGTTATATTTTTCACTTATAGAAGATCTTATTTTTTCGTCTGTTAATTTCCACGCAAGAGTTAGTGCAACGTTCATACTTTCTTTCATAACATCTCCTTGCATACCAGTTAATTTTAATTCTAAGAAACTGGAAGATGGAAAAAATGTGGCTTGAATAGGTATAATTCCACCATTACCAAGTGAGTTGGCCCAAAGTCCATTAATAACACCTATTTGACTTTCTGGATGTATTTTTTTCTTAGATATTTCCTTTTTATCTTTAAAATAATTATTTTTTATATCATTTATGGTAATTACAATAGGATAATTATAATTATTTGATACATTATATTTCTTATTTAAAGAATTAATATTTATTTCACCTACTATTTCAAATAAAATTTCTTTTAATTTTCTTACTCCTGATTCTAATGTATATTCTTCAATAATATATTTAATAACTTCATCATTTTCAAATGTAATCATATTATCTAATCCCATTTTAGTATATATTTCAGGTAATATATGATTTTTTACAATAACTAGTTTATCTTCTAATGATAAATTATTAAACTTTACACGATGAATACGATCTAAAAGAATAGAATCTATTGCATTAACATTGTTATAAGATAATATAAATAAAGCTTTAGATAAGTCAAGATCAATACCTGAAAAATACTTATCTTGAAAAGAGTCATTCTGAGTAGGATCAAGTAAATGAGTTAATATTCCAATAATTTCTTTTCCGTGTTCTGTATTACTTATTTTATCTACTTCATCAATAAAAATAATTGGATTCATACATTTGGTATCAATAAGTATTTGAACAATATTTCCCCATGTAGATCCTACATAAGTATAATTATGACCGTGTAACGTAGAACCATTACTATTACCTCCCATTTGAATCATAGCAAATGGTCTACTTTTGCCTTGTTCGTCTTTTAAACAATTAGATAATCCATATTTTGCCAAAGAAGTTTTACCTACTCCAGGAGGTCCTTCAAACCCAAAACAATAACCATCTTGAGTTCCATTAATCCATTGACATATAATTCTTTCAATTTGTTTTTTTGCTTTATTATGACCATAAACCGCGTTATCTAAAGTATTTTTAATATCTACAATATAGTTAGATATATTATCAAATTCATTTTCAATTTCTATTAAATCGCTATTATTAATATCATTATTAGAAACATCTTTTTCTAAAAAATGAAAAATTTCTTTATATTTAGATTGATCTTTATATTGAGAATCTAAAAAATCATTTATTAATTCTGCAAGTTGTTTTTTGTTTTTATTACTATATTTAATTATAGACAATTCATAATTATTTGTTTTAATAATATTGTTTACTTGAGTTATTCTTTGAATAAGGGATTGTTTATCTAAAAGTAAATATTTATTTTTTAATTCTAATAACTTGACATTATTTATGTTACTAGGTATAGATGTTTTTATTTTATTAATATTCATAAGTATTTCTAAATTAGAATATTTTTCTTTTAAAGTAAAATCAGATATGTATTTTGGAATTTCATAACGTTTAACTATTTCCATAAATTTATATTTAATATTTGACATCAAATGTAAAATAGGTTCTTTTCTATAAATACCAAAAGGAATCTTTAATAATCCATCTAAAAATTGTCTTGCTTTAGAACAAGAGTCATCTGATTTTGCTTTTGCTTCTTTTAATTTAGTCATTGCTTTTTCTTTAACATTATCATTTGTTTTTAATAAACATATTTGTTGTTCTAAAGGAATTTTATTCGTGTCAAAATTAGAAAGTTCATTGGTATATTGTATGGTTTGTTTCATTGCATAGTAAAAATAACTTTTAATAGATAAAGGAAAACTATCAAATATAATTACTTGTTCTTGTGAATCAATAGTTCCATTTGAGTCATTAGAAAGTAGATCGTATAATAAATATGCAATATATTGGTTTTCATAGTTGGAAGATTTAATTAATAATTGTATTAAAATAATTCTTTTATTACACATGTCACCATTCATAAATTCTTTAACAATATTGGTAATAGTTTTTTGTTTAAGCAATTTAATATTTGTCATATATCCAAAATACTTGTTATATATTTCAGTGTAATTATAAATAAAGTAGTCTTTTAATATCAAAGAGGACATAAATCTTTCAAATTCTTCTTGATTGAATTCATTATTATTAGGTTTATTTTCCTTTATTTCTTTAACAATATTGGTAATTAATATATTATTTAAAAAAGAAATAGTAACGTCATCTAAAAAACCTGTAACTAGAATTCCTTTATTTATAGATTGATGAATATATATTTTCATACCATAAATTTTCATATGAAAATGTTTCACATTAGTAAAAATATCATAACATTCTAAGTTTTTATATTCTGTTGTTATTGTTTCTTCATTTGTTTTTACGTTATTTGATTTTTTTGGTGTAACTACTATATAACTTGTTGGATGAAAATATTTAATAAGTAATTCCATTTTTGGATCATTAATTATACTAGTATAATTACCAAAACATACTGATAAAAAATCTTCTAGATATTCTGTACCATATGTTTTCATAACAGAAGATAATTCATTATTTATACTTTGTAAACAATTAAGAATATCTTCATTTTTCATTTTATTTATTTCAGAATTAATTTTATGTATTTTATTAGTTATCTCTGATAATAGTTGAATACAGTTATTTACATCATTTGTATTTAATATATCATTGTTTTTATTTTTTTTTACAAATAAAGTAGTTTTTTGAATAATATCTAAAAATGATTGAATTTTATTTTCAATTGCATATTGATTAGAGTTATTTATCTTTATTTCATTATTAATAATTATATTATTCATTTTTTCAACAGCCGACATTTATATTATTTATATATTATAAATTACAGAAATAATATAGTAAATATATTAAATAGAATTAAAGATAATTTGATCTAGTTAATAAAGATGGGAATTCCGAGTTATTTTTCTTATATTATTAAAAATCATTCTAATATTATAAAAAAGTTGGAGGAAAGTAGTGTAAAAATAAACAACTTGTATTTAGATTGTAATTCAATTATATATGATGTGGTTCATAGTATGACAAGTGATAAAACTTCTAATATAGATAGTAAAAATATTATTAAATTAGTTTTAAATAAAATAGATTCTTATATACACATAATTTGTCCAGATAATTTAGTTTTTATTGCTTTTGATGGAGTAGCACCTATTGCAAAATTACAACAACAAAGAGAACGTAGATATAAATCGTGGTATCAAAATGAGATATCACGATCTATATTACAAAAAACTGTTTCAGTATGGAATACTACTGCAATTACACCTGGAACGCAATTTATGACTGATTTGAATGATTCGTTGTATAAACATTTTTATAAACCAGAATCATATAATGTAAATAGTATTATTTTAAGTACAAGTGATGAACCAGGAGAAGGAGAACATAAGTTATTTGAATTTATTAGAAAGAATGAAAAGAATTTTAAAGATATGACAAGCATTGTTTATGGGTTAGATGCTGATTTAATTATGCTTTCTATTAATCATTTACCTGTTCATTCTAAACTATTTTTATTTAGAGAAACACCACAATTTATTCAGATGATTGATAATTCTTTGGAACCAAACGCAAATTATTTATTGGATATTCCAGAATTAGCTAAAATAATTACTCTAGATATGAATAATGGTGTTTTGGAGGAGGAACAACCAGAAACAATTATTCAGAAAAATCGTGTATATGATTATATCTTTATTTGTTTTTTTTTAGGAAATGATTTTATGCCACATTTTCCTGCTGTAAATATTCGTACAGGTGGTGTAGATAAGATGATTAATGCTTATAAAGCGACTATTAAAAAAGATAACTTAACAGATGGAAAAATCATCTATTGGAAGAATGTAAGAAAATTAGTAGAGTTTTTAGCAGAAAGAGAAGAAGAATATTTGAAAACAGAAATGAAATTGCGTGATAAAAAAGGTAAATATGAATATGGGGAAGATACTCCTGAATTAAAATATAAAAAATTTGAGAATATTCCTAGTTATGAAAGAGATGTGGAAAAATATATTAATCCATATCATTATACTTGGGAAAATAGATATTATCAATGTTTATTTGGGTTTGAGGTGAATGATGAGAAAAAAAAAGAAATATGTATGAATTATTTAGAAGGTTTAGAATGGACGTTGAAATATTATAGTAGTGGTTGTATAGATTGGAGGTGGCGTTATAAATATAAATATCCTCCATTATTAAAAGATTTAATAAAATATATTCCATACATTGATGGAAAAGTCTTTATTAAACCAAATACACATAAACCAGTTTCACAAATGGTACAATTATGTTATGTAGTTCCTAGACCTTCTTTGAAATTATTGCCAGAAAAAATATGGAAGACTTTATTAAAAGAACATGATGAATGGTATAAAACAGATTGTGAATATACTTGGGCATATTGTAAGTATTTTTGGGAATCACACGTAGAATTGCCAGAAATAGATATTGAAACTTTAGAGAATTTAGTAAATGAATAAATTGAATTTAAAAGTAAAAATTATTGTATTTATGTAAAATATAATGAGTTATTCTGCTACAATTAATTCCACTGGCATTACTTATGCAAATTCAGGTCTTACATTTCTAACAAAAATCAGTTCAGATGTTAGTAGTAATTATGATTTATCTGCAAATAATCAAATGGATTATGGTGCTATTTTAATTGATACAGATATTTCTTTTAATAATAATAATATCATTATTGGAGGTGGTGGATCATCTTCATACAGCAGAGATTCTGGAAAATCAGGTAATCACGGAATATACATAAACCAAGGTAAAACTGTAACTAAATTAGTCAATAAAAAAGTATTATCTGGTGGAGGTGGTGGAGGAGGAAGTGCAGGATTATCTGGTAAAGGTGGAGATGGTTATTCTGGAGGTGGTGGTGGTGGTGGAAATTATGCTAATGGGGGGGATGGAGGAAAATATGATGCAAGTGGTAATCCAGGAATTGGAACTAATGGTGGTGGTGGAGGTGGTGTAAGTAATGCAGGTAACAGAGGGGGTAGTGGAGGTTCAAACACACACCCTGCTAAATTAGGAGGTATTGGTAATAAAACAGGTGGTGGTGGAGGTGGAGGTGGAGATGATGACAATGGATCTAGTGGACGTCCTGGTGGAGGTGGAACTGAAGGTAATGACGCAAATTCTTATGGTGGAGGAAATGGCGGATATGGATATTATTGTGGAGGAGGAGGAGGTGCACGTGGAGGAAATGGTGGACCTGGTAATTATTGTGGTGGTGGAGGAGGAAATGGTGGTGGATATGGAGGTTATGGATCTGTTTATGGTGGAAATGGTGGTTATGGTATTTTTAATAATGGAACAATTAGAACGTTAGAAAATGATCAAGGAATAAATTCAGGTTTTGGAGGTCTATTTTATACTGGAACTCTTCCAGATACTTATAATATTATTATACGTGATGCCTCGCAAAATCACGGAGAATTATTTTATACTGGATGGAATAATCCAACAAAGGGTACGTTAAATAATTTTGGATTATCTTCTGATTCTGATTTATCTAGAAATGCAGTAACTTATGATGCAGTATTAGTGAATGTAAATAGTTTAGATATAAGTGGATCTAGTCTACATACTAATATATCCACCAATGGTTTGGTGAAAGAAAATACTATATTTCACTGGACATTAATAAATGTTCCAGCCGGAGAGCATAATTGTAAAGGTAAAATAGTATCAATAGGTAATAGATATTATGATAGTTATGATTTATTTATTGATTCATCTAATCAAATATTATCAATAAATGGTCCAAGCATTATAAATGTGAATTCAAAACAAGATTATACAGTTAATTACTTGGTGTCAGGATATATACCTGAGCCCAATGATGATGAAGACACATTGAATTTTACAGAGGATCTGTTAGCTCTTCCTGCTGGTATTTCTTTTCCTTTAAGTGGGACTAGTACTAGTGTTAGAGAACTATTTAAAGGATTCACTAGACCAGGATACAATGGAAAAACTATATCATTACAATTAAGAAGCAATGTTACATCTACTATTTCATCAACTATAGAGTATATTTCAACTGTAGAAGTTACTAGTTATTTAAATCCCGGTACTACCACAACAATATCAATTCCCACAAAATTTAGCGTTTCTCCAGAACTAATTATATCTGGTTTAACAGATACTTATTTTTATACCAATACTCCAATAAACATTCTTTATTCAACCACAGGTGGAAGAGGAGATAAAATTTACAGTATTAATGGTCACAGAGGAAGTTATTTAGTAGAAGATTTATATCTTTTACATATTAATGATGGATTATTAAACGGAACTATTCAAAAAACGGGAACTTATAACTTAGAAATAAATGTAACAGATGAAAATCACGATAATAAAACAATTTCGTTAAAACTAGTTATAGAAGATCCACCACAATTTCAATATTCAAAATCTTATCCACCTGAAATAATAAACGTTTTACCACTAAAAAAATCCGCTAAAATTATATTCAATACTCCTCAGTATACTGGATCATTAGAGATATTATTTTTTACTATTTATTGTAGTGATGGACAAAGAATACATTTTAAACCAGAATATAATAATTGGAATAATTATATTGAAACATTTGAAAAAATATTTCCTAATTTACAAGAAGGACAACTATATACTTTTCAAATGACTGCAACCAATATTGCAGGTGAAAGTGATAGATCACCTTTATCCAAGCCTTATTTAATTAACCATTTACCTGGAGCTGGAGCTGTACCAATTATTAAAAAATAAATTACTAAAAAATATAATCTTAGTAATTATAAAATATATAAAAATATAAAATAATATATAAAAATAACATATAGAAAAAAGAAAGAATATAGTATAATATTATGTCCAAAGAAATTATTAGTGTGATTGAATCTAGAGAAGCTTTTTTTCATTTACTAGAAAATAATCCAGGAGTTATTTTATTAAAATTAGGCGCAGAATGGTGTGGTCCTTGTAAAAAAATAAAAGATGTAGTACACGCTGTTTTTATTGCTTCTCCTCCAGATGTAATTTGTGGAGATATTGATATAGATGAAAGTTTTGATTTTTATGGTTTTTTAAAAAGTAAAAAAATGGTAAATGGAATACCTGTTATGTTATGTTATAAAAAAGGTAACAAGACATTTATTCCAGATGAATCTGTAACAGGAAATAATCCTGTAGAAATGGATATTTTTTTTAAAAAATGTGGACAACTTTTAGTAGAAGCAAGAATGTTAAATCCTCCTATAAGAGGTTCAAACCGTTAATTTGTAAATTTATTATTTGAATAAATATTTTATATAAAAAAAATAAAATATTTATTAAAACCAATTATATAAGAAATGATGAATTCATGTAGTTCTTCTCATAATTTAAGTGATTTAACAGGAGTTATGCTAGAAAATGAAAAACTAACAAAAAAAGAAAATAAGAATAAATGTTTTCATTGTTGTAGTATGAAAGAAGAGATAATAGATAGAGATATAGAAACTACGTGTTTATGTTTTAACATATATACGAGTTTTTTAGAATTTGAATGTAATAAAAAACACAATTGTTCAAGTAAAATAAATACTTATATAATAGGTTGTTGTACTTTTTACTGTATATAAATTGGAATAAGTTTTATTAGTCATTAAATTATAATTATATAATTTAATGAATGAGAATTGCAATATAGATTTGAATATAGAAAATTATGAATTAGAAGATATATTGAGTTTATTTAGAATTCCAGAAGATTTCAATGAATATGATTTAAAAAATGCCAAAAAAATAGTGTTAAAAACACATCCAGATAAGTCTGGATTATCACCAGAATATTTTCGTTTTTATTCACGTGCTTATAAATCACTTTTTGCAATATGGGAATTTAAGAATAAAAATCTAGATAGATCTAACGAAAATATAGATGAAGAAGTGCATAAAAATAAAATAAATATGACTAAATCAGAAAAAAAAACACTTGACAATGTTTTAAATAATGACAAGATGAAAGATCCAAAACATTTCAATCGTTGGTTTAATGAAAAATTTGAAAAAACAAAAGTATCATTAGAAGAAGAAGAACACGGATACGGTAATTGGTTACAATCTAATGAAGATTTGAATGAAAATCATCAAATGACTATACAAGATTTTGATAAAAAGAAAGAAGAATTAAGATCAAAAGCGATGATATTAAAAAGACATGTAACTGAGATATCTAGTATGAATTCTTCTTTTACAAATTTAACAGGAGAAGTTCCTGATTCTTATTCTTCGGGATTATTTAGCTCTTTGAATTATGAAGATTTACGCAAAGCCCATACAGAAACAATTATACCAGTTACTATGGAAGATTATGAAAATATACCAAAATATAAGAGCGTAAACGAATATCAACAATATAGAGAAACGCAAAATACTACTCCATATTCTATTCAACAAGCAAAAGAATATTTAAATAATAAAAATCAAATAGAAGATAAAGATACAACTCTTCGTGCTTATAAATTAGCAAAACAATCAGAAGATGTAATGAAAAAACAACATCAATTTTGGGGGAACTTGTATAAATTAGAAAATTAGATTATAGTTGTAGAGAGAAAATAAAATAAAAATAAAAATGTAATATTATAGTATATGAAATCATTTACAAAATTTATAATACTTTTTTTTATTTTGATTGTATTGATTATATTATATAGGAGATTTGAAGAAAAGCGTAAAAGACAAGAGAGTATGGATGATTATAATTATATACAAAAGTATTTATTAGGTGATGAAAATGATGATTTAAATAAATTAAAAAAACCAATATTATGGATACATGTGCCTTATGAATATAATTCAAGAAATTGGTTAAGTTTTGGTTCAAGAAGTTCTTTCAATCTGAATCAACCATATTTATATTTTACAGTAAAAAGTATTATAAAAAATTGTGATGAATCATTTAAAATATGTATTATTGATGATTATTCTTTTAAGAATTTGATACCAGGGTGGAATATAGATATGAAAAAAATATCTAGTCCTGTATTAGATAATATAAGACAAATGGGAATTATGAAATTATTATATACTTATGGAGGAATAAACGTTCCTATTTCTTTTTTATGTACGAAAGATTTGATTGGTTTGTATAAAAAGGCAACAAAACATAAACAAATGTTTTTATGTGAAAATAAAGATACAAATATTACTTCTACATCGTATAATTTTTATCCAGATTGTAGTTTTATTGGATGTGAAAAAGAAAATCCGATATGTAAACAATTTATTGATTTTATTCAAAGAACAATATCTACTGATTTTACAAATGAATCTATCTTTTTGGGTGATTTAGATCGTTGGTGTGAATCAAAAATTAAATCTGGGCAAATATATTTGATTAATGGTATACATATTGGTGTTAAAACATCAGATGATAGATATATAGGAATTGAAGATTTATTATCACAAAATTATTTAGATTTTCATGAAAAAACGTATGGTATACTAATTCCTGCAAAAGATATTTTAAAACGAAGACATTATGAATGGTTTTCTAGATTATCTCATCAACAAATATTAGAAAGTGAAACTATTATAGGAAAACACATATTATTGTCTAATGTATCAGAGTGTTCAGAAAATAATTATAATGAAAAACATAAAAATAAACAACATAATTCGTGGATAGGTTTTTGGAAGATGCCATTAATAGATATATGGGGATTAAAACCAAATTACTCTGCAAATTATGTAATAAAAGATAAATATCCAGATTATTAAAATTAGTATTACTATTTAATTTACATAATATATATAATAAATAATATCATAACTAGATTTTTCATATTTAATGATATTTGTATATTTAATTTTATTAAAGTTACATATTTGTCTTAAAATAGTAGCAAAATTGCTATAGGATTGTTTTCTCTCTAGATATTTTTGTTTTGATAAATGATAATATTGTTTACAACTTTCTATAAATTCATTTAATTCATTCGTAAAAATGCCTTTTTTATAGGAATTTTTATTAAAAATAAAGTATTTGTCATTTTTATCGCATAATTTATTTAAAAAATCAAATAATAATTCTTTTGGAAAATTATTTTTAATTATTTGACTTGACATAAATATATACTATATATAAAAAATATTATTTTCAAAAGAATAATTATAATTAATATAATTATAATTAAATATAAATAAATAAACTTAAAAAAGTTGAATCAAATTATTTGTAAAGAGAGATAGTTCAATTTCATCTTCGTGAATGTTATGAAAAACAATAATATATTTACAAATAATAGGAATTATTTTATATTTTTCATTTTCACATATAGATTGTGTTACTTTTACAAATAAAAAATAATTATCTAAAATATCCATAACAGAATATCCTTTATCATAAATATTATAAATGATATTTAACGCACCTTCTATATCTTTATTTTTTACACAGTTAGTATATTCTTCAAAAATAAAAAAACTAATATTGGTGCATACATTATTTGCTAATTCTAAAGTAATATTTTCATTCAAAAGCTTGAATTTTTCCATATAATTTATTAATATTTTTGCTGTGTTATTACAAACATTTAAAATAAACTCTTCCGCGTCTTCATTAATTTGAATATTTTCATTAGTTTTTATTTTTAACATTATTTTTGAAAGATTTGATCTTTTCAATGGTTGAATTTTAATAATAGTAAGACGTGATTGTATACTTTCAATAACTCTTTGAATATTGCTACACGAAGAAATAAAGTGAACATTATGACTATATTTATCAATGCAATTACGAAATACTTGTTGGCTTTGTTCATTAATAAAATCAATATCGTCTAAAACAACGAATTTTTTTTTATTTTTAATAATTGAACAAGTTTGACAAAATGTTTTTACATCACTTCTATAGTAGTTAATTCCTTGTTCTTTGAGACTGTTAATATGGAGTATATTGTCTGAATATTCTTTTTCTTGATAACCTTGATAATATTCTTTAATAACAGCATTTAAAATAGATGTTTTTCCAGAACCGATATTTCCTATGAATAAGATATTTAAATTATCAATATTAATAAGTATTTTTAATAAATCAATAATTTCTTTATCTATTTCAAAATCGCTAAAATAAATTGGTTGATACTTATAAATAAATAATTTTGGATCCATTTAATATTATTCGTAAATTATTATTTAAGCTTTTCTTTATATTAATAAATATAAAAATGACAGAGTCGTTTTATAATATTTTAGGTGTAAATGAAAATGCAACACAAGAAGAAATAAAAAAGGCTTATCGTGTTCTTTCTCTCAAACATCATCCTGATAAAAATAAAAATGAGATAGATTCTAGTGCAAAATTTCAAAAAATAAGTGAAGCATATGAAACAATTGGGAATCCTGAAAAAAGAAGCGAATACGATAATAGAAATAAAAATCCATTTTTTAATGGACATGGACCAGGACAAGAAATGAATATGCCTTTTGATAATATGGATGATATATTTAATGCATTTTTTGGAGGTGGTATGATGGGGGGAGGAATGGGAGGAGGAATGGGAGG